TCTTCGCCTATAAATTTCTTACCTCTACCCATTTCCATAAAGACGACTTTGTCAATTGCTACTTCACGGACTTTAGGTACTATGCTTCTATGCATTAGGATAAATCCCATACCTGCTGCATCAATTTTAATTAGTTGATTCTGAGGCATAGGATGTACTCTGGCTAATCCAAAGCCACCATCTTCATTAGCAACAAAACTAAACAATGTAGGCATTGGAACCATCAAGGGTTCCTCAGGATTATCTGTAGTAAAATATACTCCAGTAATCATTGGACGCTTTTCTGCGTCCCTGTTGTCCCATAATAGTTTAAACTTTTCTGGACTAACTACTACATCTGAGTCTACCCAGAATAACCATTCGTAATCAGTCTTGTCATACCAATAATCAAAAACTGTTTGTCGCTGCCTGCCAATTTGATTACCTTGGCTACGTAATGTTGTAGCAAATTCTACGCCAGACTTTAGCATTACATCTGCTACGCCTTGCATAAACTTGCCATCTACCATTCCATTATCGCACCATACAAGTGCTATAGAATCTTTTTTACTCATAGTCCCCTATGCCCCTATTTCTTTTTACGAGATACTGCTGCGTTATCTATTAAGTTTGGATATGGTCTACCAGCAGCCTTAGCCCTAGCCTTAGCGGCAGACTTTTGTGCTGGTGTTAATTTCTTAGAAGTTTTCTTAGGGTTCTTCTTATCCCAAAATGCTACTTTCTTTTTCACCATTTCACCTTATCTGCCCAGTATGCTGCAGACATTTTGCCTTTAGCAATGTTTTTAGAATGTCTTGCTTTAAAAGATTTACGTTTCATCCTCATACGCTCAGACTCACCAGCCTTTGGTTTACCAGCAGTGCTAGCACCTTGTTCACCAAATCTAATTGTCTTTACTTGAGTACCAACTTTAGCCACAACTACATGTGATTTCTTAGGATGATTAGGAGTACGCTTTGGTTTATTAAAACCAGATACTCCAGCCCTAGAGAGTCTTGAGTCTTTCTTTTTTACCATATTCCCCATACTTTCCTAGTACTTGTCTGACTATGCCATTCTTGCCAATACGCACAATAAGTCCGTTTTTAATCTGTATTGGATTAAATCCATCATGTCGTTTGTATTGGCCAGATGACATTACTTTCCTCGTCCTGTTTTTCTCATACCCTTAACCTTTAATAAATTAGGGTTTCTTTTCTTAGCAGCCTTACTTGCTTTCCTTGCACCCGCAGCCAAGATTGCTCCAGCACCTGCCATAGATATTCCTTGCTTCTTCGCAATCTGCTTCTGGGCTGCTTTGAAGCCCATTCCCTTTTTGGCTTTCATTACTTCTTCTTTCCATAGCGCTTTTTCATTAACTTATCAAGTGCTGCAGTTTGTTCTGCTTTAGTCTTAGCCATACCTCTAGGAGATATTTCTTTTTCAAATGCTTTAATAGCATCTTTACCTTTAATTATTTTAGGTACTCTTTTTTTACTTTTTAAAGGTACACTAAACTTAGGGTCTAAGTTTCTAACCTTTTTTTTAGGAACATCTTTAAGAGCCATATTACTTCTTCTTCTTTTTCTTCATACCTTTACGCATTTCCATCATCTTCTCAGACTTGGATTCCATCTTCTCGCCTTTAGCATAAGCCTTGGCTGCAGCCTTTCCCTTGGCTGTGTATGGGAACTTTTTCTTTCCTACTTTTGGCATTACATTCCTACCTCTCGCATTGTGTTTGCTACCCGTTGGTCTATTTTTTGTGCCGCTGGCATAGTGTTTGCATCATATGGTTTGTTTAACTTTTCAGAGGCTTCCCGTGCTGCATTAATCTGCCGCCAAGTTGTCCCCCCTGGTTGGATACCTTCTGCTCTTGCAGCACGATAGGCAGCCAATTCTCCATCCCATTTTTTCTGGGCTATTGGTTTTCTGGCATCTCCTGGGGCTAACTCAAGAGTGCCAATCTTGCAACCAAAACATCCTTCTACAAACTCTGGATGTGTTCTTTCTTGATGTAAACTCATAGTGCTGTAAAGTTGGCTGAAGTAACGCCAACATTCCCAGCAATTAATGCTGCTCTAGTTGCATCGTCAACGGTATGGGTATAACCACCACGATAAAATTCATCATACTCTGTTATATCTGAATCAACTGGATATCTTACTTGTTTATAAGTAGCACCAGATTTAGCAATACTAATACCTTTATTTAGTTTATAAAAGTAGAACAGTCTGTGATTACCTGCTGGTCCCTCTTCTACATTTGGTGTCTTAAATAAATAGTTTGTCATTGTTCTCCTTAATGAACTTATCCATTAGCACTGCAACGTATTCGCCGTATAAACAGTGCTAATGTATCAATCAACTAAGCAGCGATTGAAGAACCTGATTCGATTCTGAATAGAGCCTCTTCACGGTAGCGAGCAAATCCTAATACGCCGTACCAACCCATTGGGCGATGACGCATTAAGCGGTCTACTACTGGTCCGATAACTGTATGTGGCTCTTCTGCCACAGCCTCAGCAAGTGCTTGCTGTCCGCAAATAATTGTGCGGTATACGCTGTTAGCAGCGGTTCCACCAGAACCATCTTGTGCCTTGTACATACGTGGAGTTTCTACGAAGTATGCTCCGCCGTATACACCAATCTCTCCTGCCCAAACACGGTCCTGTGAAGCACCATATTGGTTTGGTACTAACCAGTTACCTGTGTCAGTAGCAAGACGGAAATCATGTGATACCTCTGGGTGAATACCAGCCCAGAAGTTTGTACCCTTACGAGGTACTGCTTTGTTAGCACGTAGTTTTGCAACTGCTCTTAAAACGTTAGCAGAACTTAGAGTTGCTGCTGCAGTAATTGTTGCAGTTGAAGTTGCTGTTGAACCTGAGTAGATTACGTTTGAACCGCCACGCAATGTTGTCATTGCTACGGAGTCAATAGAATCTGCTAGGTTGTAAGCGATAATGTTTGCGATTGCTGGGTCTACATCAGCAAGGCTGAATAGTTCCAACGCACGTGTTACCAACACTGAGTTACCGTACTCTGCAAGAGTAATGGTTACTGAGGTTGGTGTTGACAACGCTACTGAATCGACATCATCTGTCTCAGTCAGTGGTGTTGTTGATGTTGCTAGGTCAACATAGCGTTGTAGAACAACTGTTGAACCTGGAATTGCTTGACGTGCTGGACGCTTATCTGCTACTGAACGAATTAGTGGTTCAGAACGGAGAGCGAATTCTAGAAGACGGTCATACGCCTTCTGGACTAGGCCAGCACTACCAGCGGTACCTCCAAGAGAGGAAGAACCTGTGGTTGTGTAATTTACTGTAGGCATTTCGTCACCTCCAAGTGACTATGAACGGAATTAAATTATTGTGACCGCAATAATGCAATGAGTTCATCAGCGGATTGAGCATTGTCAATCCTTGTGTTGAAGTCTTGCTCACGGTCTGGTGTAACCGCACCTTGAGTAACTACATCCTGTTGGCGTAATGCCGCAAGGGATGCGTTATCTGCATTAGACTGAGCAGGAACATTTATTCCAAACAAATCTGCGTTATCATCAAGCCAGTGCGAAACTGTCTCCTCGTTAACATCATCTAAGTCTTTTAGTACTAGTCTTGCTGCTTTAAGGTTTACACCTTTTTTCTCTAGGACTTCTTTGACGACTCTCTCACGCTGCACCTTGGATAATCCCTCAAGTTGCTCAGTAAGTTCCTTGATACGCTTCTCATCTGCACGTTTGGCTTTTCTTAGTTTCTTAACTAAGTCATCACCTTGCAGAGGTGTATCGTTATCTTGGTCTTCGTCTTCGTCTTCCCAGTAATTGTTGCTCATAGCAACCACCCTTTCTATTCGTTGTAGTTCGTAGACCGCAGTTCAGTTCGGGGAAACTGGCTGGCTTCTACTCCCAGTCTTATACACCTCACGGGGCTGGTATATCCGTGTAGGGAATCTATTTTAGAACTGTCCTCCAGAGGATGTTCTACGTAAGTATTGTGTTGATAAAGCACCAGAACTTAATGCAGTTCCAGATGAGCCTTGGAAGGCGGCTTCTTCACGGGAAACAAGTTGTTGTTTCTTACGTTTAGCAGATGCTAAACCTTTAAAGGTTGCTTGCTCTGCTTCAGTTTGTCCGTATGTAATTCCTTCTTCATCATAAATCTGACCTAACTTAGTAGCAGTAGGAAGTTCTTCGGCAATAGTTCTATAACCTATCTGTGCCTGTTCTCTACTAATACCATATCTAGCCAAATCTTGAGCGCTTGTAGCAGTTGCTGCTAATCCTTGACCAATTGCTGCACCACCAATTTCAGCAGAGACAGCCTTCTCTTTAA